GCCCGATCCTTGGGCGTACACAATCCCCTCCCAAGGGCCTCAAGATCTTCGTCTATTCGTTTGGGTCCAGGTCCTCGCCGGCATCCTCTTCTTCTTCGTCCGCCTCATCAGGGTCCGGCGTCTGTACCGAAACATCAAACACCCGGATCGCAAGGAGCTGTATAATATCGGACGCATATTTTTCCACATGCTCTTTCCAGTCCGAAACATAATTTTCCGATTTGGGATCGCTGGAAATTAATTCCCATTTTCCATTTTTCTTGACCTCGAAACCACCCTCCAGGAACCCCTCCAAAATCCTCAGCCCATATTTCATGCGGGTTTGCACGGAACGGTTCTCCAGTCTTTTCCCCTTGCGGACAAAACATTCGTTGGAATATGCGACCCGCTCCTTGGTAGTTGGCATGCGATAGAAAAATGTGATGTCGGTATCGGATAAGTTGTCCTGAAAGCTCATGCTGTTTTTTGTCTCTCCTAGCCGTCTGGCCATATCAGCTCCTTTTTTGTTTGTTTTGTGGGACAGGCTTTCCAGCCTGCTATACCTGTAGGGCAGCCTTTCCAGGCTGCCAATTAATTGACAGGCTGGAAAGCCTGTCCCACAGGTTTAAGCTGCATAAGTTGCCTGCATATTCTTGGTTTTGGTAATCACACTCCCATAAGTGGAATCCTCCATCACCAGCATGTCCCCGGCCTCGGCCACGACTTTTCCGGACACGGAAATCGGTGCGCTGATCACGCCTACTTTGGGGAACACGATCCTGGACTGATACTTATGAGGACTGTCATATATGGCGCCCTCGGACAGGATTTCCACGCCGAAATCATCGTTTTCGTCGATGTGATTTTGCAGGATGTAGTTCCGGAACTCGCGGTCCAGCTTGAGCACCTGTGTGCGCCCGGACCGGAAACACCGGTTCGCGTACGCTCCGCCGGCACCCAGGCCGAAAGTCACGTCCAGATTATTATTGAACGTCCAGGCGATGGAGTTAACCTCTGCGTTTAGTTCGCGGCCTCCGTTGAAGTCGGTCCCGTCCCAGGTTCCGCCCAGCTTAAACGTGACCTCGGACACTCGCAGCGGGGTTTCCGAAATCCGTGCCGGAAATGTCATCCAGCCGGCCTCGGTGGGGATGTACAGCAATTTGTATGACTTGCTGTCCCCTCCGCCCCCGGCGCTGGTGATGGTGAGCACCGCCGGAGATGCAGCGGACACCGCCGAATATGCCACCTCGGTCCACGTGCCCGCAGCCAGGGCAACTCGGATCCGCTGCATATTGTCCAGGCGGGCACCGGCGGTTGCTCCCTCCACACCGTTGGAGTCCAGGGTTATGGATGTGACATTGTCCAGGGCGGCCAGGGTTTCCTCGGTTATGTTGGTCGTGATCTTGCCCGTGCCCTTGGCCTGGGCTTCGATCTTAATCCAGTCATCCCGGGCGAAAGTGGCGGTAAAATTATCGATGAACATGGAAGCGAACAGCCGTTTTAACACGGTTTCGCCATATCGAAAGGCCGCCGTGAATGAGGGCACACTGCGGTATGCGTCCACGTCCCCGGAAATGGGGGTGATGGTGTGCTCGTACCCGCCGGTGCCCGCACCCGCCGTTGACACCGTGCCCAGCGCATAAGCAAAAATAAACGCCAGGTGCTGGGGCTGGGCCTTTGCAAAGGGCAGCGGAATTGTAGCCAGGTTGCCCAGATCATAAATGGCGTCCGGCTCTTCGTTGCCGGACAATTCGTCCGCATTGGACTCCCGCCGGGGCTCCAGGTTGGCCATTGCAGACATATCAACCAGCATGCTGGCATCTAATGTTTGCTCGGTATTGATGGCCGTCTCCTGGGTATTTGCGGACACGGCCAGTAAATTGTGTGTTGATCTCCAACTTCTCATGATTTGCTCCTTTCAGTCGCGGTTCCGGGCTCACGGTTCACGGTTCCGGGTTCACGGTTCACGGTTCCGGGTTCACGGTTCACGGTTCCGGGTTCACGGTTCACGGTTCCGGGTTCACGGTTCACGGTTCCGGGTTCACGGTTCACGGTTTTTTCAACCTTTGAACCTTGACCCGCTTCAAACTTATGTTTTTCACCGGGCGGAACCGCGTCGTAGACTTTGCCCTTTCTATACTTCCTGCCGGCAAACTCCCCGTCCACCATGTCAAATGCCTCCTGCCCTTTTTTTAATTGATATTGCATATTTATCTCCTTTCTTCCAACCTTCTGCTTTTCTTACCTTCTCACCTTCTGCCCTTACGCACTCGGCCTCTCCGTTTCCTTGACATATTGATATGTGATGATCTTTCTCTGGATCACCTCGGTCTCGTCCCCGAACACCTCGGACTCGGGCTGGTTGGCCGCTGCCACGGCCTCGACCATGCCGGTGATGGAGAGCAGGTTTTCATCCAGACTGCTGTGGATATCCTCCTCCATGTCCAGGATACCGGGCTTACCCGTGGACGTATCCCCCATAACGGCGGCCTCGGGCTTGGTAAGCTGGATCAGGGCGATGATCCTCACATCCATTCGATACGCCATCATTCCGCCGATCAGCGCGGCTCGTTGCACAGGACCGTCCTTGAGCCCCACCGCCGGGAACTTTACCGCCGAAGGAATCAGGTTGTCATCCTCGGTTACGAAGACGTCCGAGTTTCGGACATAATCCAGGTCGGTTCGGAGCTGTGATTTTATGGCCGTGAGTAGTGCTTTCATCTATCTCCTTTATTCGCGACAAGAAGTTAAGAAGGTTAGAAGGTACGAAGGTTGGCATTTCGAGAGTTTTCGGTTTTCCAATCTTCTGATCTTCTGCTTTTCTCACCTTCTTTTTTCACCCCGTTGCAACATAATCGGCGACAATTTTCCGCATGATTCGAAGATCCCCGGCCTGAACTTTCAGGAAGGGTCGCGCCGGAATGTATGTGTCCATTTTCCTCTGATGCTGTTTGACCAGCACTTTGCGCCCCTCGATATCCTTGCCGAACGCCTGGGTGATATACCGGTAATGCTGCTTGACCGTGACGTTTTTGTCCAGTTTTCCGCCGAGCTGATGAATCCGGGCATATTTGACATTAGTGCCCACCGTGAGCACCTTGCCCAGCACTCGCATGGTCATGGAGTTTTTCAGCCGGGCCGTGTCCACCAGGGTTTTGCCGCCTTCTCGCAGCGCCCGCCCGGACGCCCGCCACCGCACGGGCCGCCCGCCCGCTTTAAAGTTCCGCGCGACGGACCGCAAAAGCAACAGCCCGCAGTCCTTCAACGCCTTTTCGGGCTTTGACAACCGCCGCTCTGCGCCCTTGAACGCGGCTTTTGCTTCCAGGTCCTTGATGGTGTATTTAACGGCTACCATGTTGCTCCCTTCTTTTTAACCTTTGAACCGTGAACGGTGAACCAGGCTTAAAAGCCCGTCATCTTATCCCGCGTGAAAATCCGGGTCGGATTATTGGTGGACAGTTCAAACGACGTGTCCCCGGCGTCCGGATCATTTTCGCCCAAAGAATTATTCCCGGCGGCGATGCCTTTGAGAAAATCCACCGCCTCTTTGAACCGGTTCCGCCGATCCTCGGGCGCGCCCTTGCGCCGGCCGTACAGGTTGTATATGGCGATATCCACGGAAAATTTGAGGACCAGGGCCGGCACCGGGGAAAGAGGCACGGTATATCGCGCGCCGCAATACCCGTCGATGAGCGCGTCCGCGTCGGCGATTTTCTGCGCCACCACGTCCGTGTCCACCACGCCGGCATTATCGTCATCGGTCAACTGGATAAGGATGTCCTCGTCCATCTGGTCTATGATCTCGCTTTGGGTGCAATAAGCCATCGGCTATTTCCCCCGTGCCGCCGGTTTTCTCGCCGGCGCCGCCTTCTTTTCCGGAGTCGCCGAAATCTTCTCCACCGTAAGCATGGGCTCGGCCTTCAGGATCTCCAGCTCCTCCTCGGAAAAGCGGTCATCCGGATAGTCCGTCGCCCCCTTGGGGTGGGGGGTTCCGCAGCGCCGGAAATTGTGTCGTTTACTGGTTATGCGTATCACGTGTTACCTCCTTCCTTCTCAGTTGAAAGTGCCTAAAGTGATCTAAAGTTGAAAGTGCCTAAAGTTGAAAGTGCCTAAAGTTAAGGTGCCCGCTTCGCGGGATCATTTTAAAACTTTAGCTCACTTTAGATCACTTCACACTTCAAACTTATTCTTTTAGCTCACTTTCCCACCTGCTCACTTTCTCATTCTATCTTAACATCAACCCGCTCCGGTGGATCCGTAACTAAGCTGCCACAGACCATACCCGCCGGCTGCGCGCGCCTCGGCGCCGAACCGGAACTTTTTGCGCATGAACACGCTGTCGGAATCCGGGGTGACCTGCTGCACGAATACCGGTTTTTTCCGTTCCTGATAAATGAACGGTTTGACCGGACGGTTGGTCACATGCAGCATCCATTGTGTGGTACTCGTAATTCTGGGGTTGACCATAAGGGTGGCCGTCCCTTTATACGGGTTGGGGGACTCGTCCGTGAGTTTTTCGTTTTCCAACAGCAGCTTGCCCGTGGCTTCCAGGGCCGGGCCAACTTCCAGCACGTCCGGGAACAGGGCCAGGGGACGGCTTTCGTCATCCGTAAAACTCATAATGGCCAGCCGTGCCGCGCCATAGCTGGCGGCGGCCAATACCGTGCTGGCGGCGGACAGTGCCGCCGTGCCCA